TCGATATCCCCAGGGAGGCTGCATCGAACGCATCACACATTGCAGCAATGGATCCAAAGTAATGATTCCCGCCATCCTTAAATTCCAGATGTATTATTTTATTTCCTTTTGTCATAATTCAGTTAAAATATTTCATTGCTTCTTTTCCAACCCACTCAGCCATTTGAACTACCACACCGTTTCCTATGGTATCATTATTCGCGACTTATAATTTTAAAACTTTGATAACCGAAAGGTAGAGGCCCGTATTTACGATTAATCTGTCTTTTACACTTTGCAATGACATCTTCAATCTCGGTGTTTTCATCGCAAAAAACAACCTCCTCTCCCGAGTAGGTGGCTATTTGATATTTAACTACACATCTTTGGACCATATTGGTATTTATTTTATTCAGGGTCCTCTTCCCCACTCCATTTGCAATTAAAGCAGTAATCGGCTTCCCGGGTAACGTTTGAAGAACCACACCGCGGGCAGATGTGCCATGTATCAGTAACCCGGTAACGGTCCCGCGAATGCAGTTCAGACGGTTTGCTGTGTGATCCTTTATTAAAGAAAAAGATGAGTCCCAGAACAGCTATGTACGCAATTATCCACCACATAATTTATCGTTTTTTACCACCAAAGCCCGGAGGCTGTTTCAACCCCGGGCGGTGATGGCACTGTCAGACTTTGCGGCTTTGTCCGGCAGGGGCCAATTATTTTCATAAATTCAAAAAACATATCACTGTAATACGCCGCAATATACGAACTGTATTTAATAAAACAAGCATTTTACAAACTCTTTTAATAAAAGTGTGCGTAAAAAATTTACATCATTCCTTTAAACTGCTACATATCACAGTAATATATTGCCTAAATTTCGGGTCAAATGATTTTAAAATCTAATTCTTGAAAAAATGACAGTTGATGAAATTACCGCATTACTGACAAACAAGTTTGCAGGCGTGCGTAAAGACGGGTTGGCGCACATTGCACGCTTAATTGCGTTGCAGGCTACAACTCAGGAGGAAGCTCAGGCACTTATCGACAAAATGGATGCCGATAAAGTTACTGAAATGGTCAGGGAGTATCGCAAAAACGTGGACAAAGAGGTTACCGATGCCACAAAAACCCATGAGGCGAATCTGAAGAAGAAATTCGAGTTTAAGGAAAAGGGCGGGCAGCCTGATGAATCAGGCAATACCGGCAATACAAAACCGGATGACCCTTCTGACGTGGCTTCGATCATTAAGGCAGCAGTTGCAGAGGCGGTGAAACCGCTTCAGGAAAAGCTGGCAGGGTTCGAAGGTGAACAGGTGACCAAGACAAGGCTTCAGACCCTGGAGGGGAAGTTAAAAAACATGCCGGAGAACTTTAAAGCGAAAGTGATAAAGGACTTCAGGCGGATGAACTTCGATAATGACGAATCCTTCAGCGAATACTTGACTGAAACAGAGTCCGACATTGCGGCTTTCAATCAGGAATTGGCAGACCGTGGACTTGGTCAGCAGCCTAAACCCTTGATGGGTAAAGCTGCAAAAGAGGGGGCTGATTTGGGTAAAACCATCGCTGAGAAGCGCAATTCAAACTCCTCTGAAGGTATCAAGGGAAAAGAAATTTAGTGTTAATTAAAAATTGTTAAAGGATGAATATTACTTCTGAAACTCTTGGAGGCCGGAATGTAATCTTTGATTACGTTCTGGAAGACATTCCGGGGGGCATTAGCCTGGATAAAACGCGGATTCCGTCCACGTTGAAGTATCTGGGTGCCGGAACCCTGTTGAATGTCAACAAATCAACCCGCGTTGCAAAGTTTGTTAAAACTGCAAGATGCGTGGCTGATTCCGCTGATGGTGACAATGTCCGTGTTGAGAAAGGTCACCTCTTTGAAGCCGGTGATTATGTAACCGATGGTTACGTGGTTGCCGAAATCTCTTCCATTACAACCAGTGAAGATGACTACGATATTCTTGTAGTCGGAACTACTCTTGTAAATTATGCAACCGGCGTTGTGCTGGTTGAATCGGCTTCTGGTAAAGCTGTTGGAACCGGTGCCACTGTAACAGTGACCATCGCAACCGACAAAACTATTACAGTAACTGATCCGTCAGGTAAAGCAGCCGGTATCACAGTAGCAATTTCTTCTGCTGCTGACGACAACCTTGCAGTGTCTTTCTCAGGAATGACTCTGAGTATTGCACTTGCAAACGCTACTGCAACGAAAAACACTCCCGCAGTCGAAATTCAGGCTGCTGTTCGTGCATTGAGTTCTGAATTGTTCGACTTCTCTCAGTTCGTACTTTCAGGTGATGAAGAAACCACCGTTACCGGCACCAAATCCGGTGTGATGGTTATCAATTCGCCTTACAAATACGATCCGAACGCTGTGTTGAAAGACACCGTGAATGTTGAGCTTTCAAACGCTGTATGTTCAGCTGTTGTTCGTGGTGCAGTTCGTGAAAGCGCCCTTCCTTACCCGGTAAACAGTGCCCTCAAAGCATTGATGCCTCTTATTTCTTTTAACGCTTAATCTGAAAGACAATGAAAACACCGATTATTGAAGGATTTAGCCAGGCCGGTTTAGAATCGTATCTGGCAGAAAGGCAATACAGTGAAATGTATTGGCCCACATTGTTTCCGGTTAAGCCTGTGAACAGTCTTGATGCAAAAACCATTATCGGGGACATGGGTAACCGCGTGGCTGCTTATGTCATCTCGTATGACGCGAAGACTCCTGAAGCAAGCCGGAAAACCATCGAAACGAAATATTTCGATATTCCAAAAATTGCCATTGCACGGCGCAAATCGGAAAAAGAAATTCTTGAACATGCCATTACCCGCTCTTTGCGTGGAACTGACGCGGTTCTGGAAGACTATTTCAACGACATCGATTTTGTATTTGACGGCGTGATGGCCCGTATGGAGTGGCTGGCTTTACAGGCCCTGTCTCTTACATCAATCACCCTGTCAACTACCAACAACCCGCTGGGTATTATCAACGAGGTTGCAGTTGATTTCGGAATGCCGGCAGCAAACAAAAAGACTGTTTCTGTTGTGTGGTCAAGTGCCAATGCTGCAACAATGAAGCCTATCGCAGACTTCAAAGCCGTTGCCAAAGCAGCGCGTGCAAAAGGGATCGCTTTCAGTAAAATACTGATGCACCCCGATGCGTTTGACCTGATTGTGGCTTCTACCGAGTTCCAGACTTACGCCAAGGCGCTTATCGCTGGTGAAAGCTCCGGTCTTGGGCTGGAAACCCTTGGTGTGCTGAACACCGTTTTAAGGTCGCTGAGGCTTCCTGAAGTGGCGCTGGTTGAAACAGCCGTTGACATCGAGAATGCCAAAGGTGTTGCTTCAACAGTGAACCCGTTCGATGCAGACCATGTGGTTTTTGTTCCGAACACAACCCTGGGTAATATGTACAGCGGACCAATCGCTGAGGAGATTGAAAGGCCGATGGATGTGATGCAGCAGAAAAAAGGAAACGTTCTGATTTCTATCAAGAAGGAATGGGATCCTGTGGCTGTTGTGACCAAAGGCGAAAGCAACTCTTTCCCGTCGTGGCCGCTGATTGACAAGTGTTTCAACTTGTATACTGCAAACGCGAGCACCTGGGCTTAAATAATTCACCGGGTTGCTTAACAGGCAGCCCGGTTTAAACTTTGAGTAATGGCTATCAGCACAAATAAAGAATACCTTACCACACTGCTTTCAAGGTTCAATGTTTCAGGAGATGACGTTGATTTGATTCTGCTTGAGGCAGGATTGGACGGCGACAACTCTCCGGACGTGACCGCCTGCAAAACGGCGGTTTACAATTCCCTCTCTGTTGTGTTGCCTATGGCAAATGTCAGCGAAGGCGGGTTTTCCGTTTCGTGGAACATTGATGCGTTGAAGTTGTGGTATCGTTCATTGTGCAGGGAGCTTGGCAAACCTGATGCGATTAAACCCACTGTCCGTAACCGGAGTAATTTATGGTAAGCTATTATCCCGATACTGTTGAGGTGACAAAACAACCTGAATATGTTCAGGATGAAGAAACCGGATACTTCGAAACGGAAGAAGAAGGGGTTTTATTCAATTCAGAATGCCGGGCTGAACCAGCCGGTCCAAATCCTGTGATTAAGGGAGACGATGGGAACGATATAGTTTACAGCTGGATTGTTTACATGCCTAAAACTTCTGAGGTTTTGGAATTTGGATGGCCGGTAAAGGTGACAAAAGCTGATGGCAGCATTTACGAGAGTTCATTGAAAAGGCAGTATAACGGTAAATTCAATTCAAGGCTATGGGTATAAAACCACGTTTCAAACAGGCAGAAATCAGGCAGAGACTTGACCGGTTTATGGATGTTATCCAGAACAGGATCATTAGCCGGATGCAGTACCTGGGCGAACAGTGTGTAACTCATGCAAGGTTGATACCGAAGGATGTAGGTTTTGAGGACCAGACCGGAAATCTAAGGTCAAGCATAGGTTATATGGTTTTCCATAACGGCAGCAGCCTGATGGATAATTACAAACTGGTGGCCGGAGGTACGGAAGGGATTAAACGTGGAAAAGCATTGGCCCGTGAAGTTGCCGGAAAATTCCCGAAAGGGTTTCTTCTGGTTGTAACAGCGGGGATGGATTACGCAATTCACGTTGAATCGAAAGGACGCGATGTTCTGGCTTCGGCTGAAAACCTTGCTGAAAGGGAATGGCCGCGAATGCGTGATGAATTGACAAGAAATGTGGCAAAAGCAATGCAGACGTTACGATGAAAACAACAGACTTTGCAATACAGAGGGTTTTTAGCCTGATAAAAGATTCAGAAATTACCTTGCCGGTTTACAAACTCACAAAGCCGGACAAGAAAAGTCATTTGCAGTACATTGTTATCAATGCGTTACCAATCTCTGAAGGAGTGCTTCAAAGGTGTTACGTGAATGTCAATTACCATGTTCGCAACCTTACATCCGGGATGCCAGACCTGAAGAAACTTGAAGAAGGAACCGCCGCTTTGATGGCCTTGCTGGAAGATGTGCCTGCAACCGGGATTATTATCAATTTCGAACAACAGGCTTATCTCCGTGAAGACTCGCTAAATGAACATTACTCAAATATCAGATTATCAGTAAAAATTGTGAATTAGTAAAAATTGTGAATTAGTAAAAATTAGAAATTATGGCTCAAGAAAAATATGTATATGGGATTAAGTCCGTAAAATTTGGGACTCCCAAAGGATCGGCTGAAATGCCTGAAACCTTAACGCCGTGGGCGCAAACCGTTGCTGGTTCTTTAACCATTTCCGAAGATGAAGCACAAACTAAAGACTTCAACGTGGAAGAGGTTACCACTCCGGTTATTTCGATTGTTACCGACGTAGGTGCATTGACAGCTACATGGAGAGGCTACGACCTTACACCGACGCTAATTGCGTTGGTTAAAGGTGGGACAGCAGGAACAGACGGTTCGGGTGAGACGGCAGTTGTTACTTATGCGGGTCCTGTATCCGTTGCTACAATGAATCTTGCTTTAGAAATTACTACAACCAACAATGCTGTATTCCAGATTTACAAGGCAGCGGTTTTGGCCCGTTTCGATGGCGGTATTGGCCGTGAAAACCTTTTGGAAATTGAAGTAAGAGCTATCGCACAAGACCCCGGCGACGGTGGTTCGCCTTACATGATTAAGCTCCCTAACCCGTCTTAGAGTTTGGGTTTATTCATATAATGAAGTTTTAATTGAATAAGGGCCGGTCATTTCGGCTGGCCTTTTTTTAAAGCAATCCATGAAAGAAAAAAGCACAGAATATCAAGCAGGAGCAGCTTTAATTGATGAAGGAATACAATTTAAAACTGAGCCGGTATTTGGCCGGAAAATTACTCTTACAATACGCCCGTCCCGTCCGGGAACCATTGCTCGGATTTCACAGAAAGTAACCCTTTTAGAATCGGTTGACGAAGGGAATATTCAGGAGTTTATGCAAAAGGGCAAAAACCTGAAAATCATTGCAGGGATTATTGCAACAGCAATTATTAACCGTGAAGTTTCAAGGGCTTGGAAATATCGTTGGTATAAATGGCTGTTGCTTAATCGTGTTCCTGACATGGCGCACCTTTACAGTTATTTCCTATTAGTACAAAAACAGATGGGGCCAGGCTTTTTTTTTCTTATTATGAGCTTGACGCCAGCAATGAATTACCTGAAGAAACGGACGAAGAAAGAGGAGAACACCGGGGAGGGGAAACCTTCTGGGGAACGCTCGGACACATCCAGAAAACCCTCCACATCGGAAGCCAAAAAGAGTTGATGTGGGGCGATAGCTGGATAAACCTGATGATGAAAATGCGGGACATGCCATATTACCACTACAAAAGCAGCGGGAAGAACGGCGAAAAACCCGCAAGAGAGGGAACGGTTGACGATTTGAAAAACAAATTTTCTAAATACATTGCAAAATGAGCTTATATTTCGACGCCAGAATAGACGGCACACAACTCCAGAAAGACATTGCCAACATCAACAAACAAATCGGTCAGATTTCCTCTAACATGCAGAAAGAAGGGCAGCAGATTGACGCTGTTACCCGGAGAATAGGACAAGGACTTGCAGGCGCTTTCTCTATATTCTCAGCAGGAGCCTTCGTGAAAGACCTGGCACGCGTTCGCGGGGAGTTCCAACAGCTTGAAGTGGCCTTTGAAACCATGTTAGGCAGCAAAGCCGAGGCCGATAAACTGATGGCAGACGTGGTTCAGTTTGCAGCCCGGACACCCTTCGAGCTTTCAGAAGTTGCATCTGGAACAAAACAACTCCTTGCATTTGGGATAGAGGCAGACCGGGTAATCCCTACCCTGAAAGCAATGGGAGACGTGTCAG